AATTCCTAATCTTCTCAATGACTTACGGACGCTTGGAGCATCATCGAACATTACCTTGTTTAAGTCTTTGAATTGTTTGAGAGAAAAGAAAGAGCGAAGCTGTTTAGCCTTTAACTCACCATCAGGTGTGTTATCCCCTTGTTTTCTTGAGATAATTTTGTCAACAAGTAGACCTTCTTGATGGAAAAATTCAAGATCAGCATCAGATAGAGTTCTGGCTGTGCAGATCATGGTGTAATCACCTTTTTTAGAGCGTTTGCGAATTTGTTGAGCCAAAGGCAAAATCTTGTCTTGAAAGATTTTTTCTGGCGTTGCATTTTCAAACCAGTGTTCAAGATTAAGTGTGCCGTCAGGCTTAGTAGCTTGTCTGTGGCTTGAGTCAATAACTGTGCCATCAAGATCAAAGATTGTGATATTCTTAATTGTCATTTTTAACCTCATAAGTTGTTTTCTATATATTATATATGGGGTCTCTGACCCCATTTTTCAAGGGGTCAGAGTGAAATTATTTTGCGTTATTCTGCCGCTATTGGAAAATTTTCCCAAATGTGCGAATCAAAATCACGCGGCGATTTGACAACCTTGACGCGCTTTTTGCGGTTCAAAATCTTGAGCAAAATTTCTGCCTCAATCTTGGTATCTGCATATGCTGTATGCGCTTCGATAAACTCAGGCATCTGCATTTCAAAGCGATAAACATTTTCAGCAGATGTTGACAGAAATTTGCCGCTTTTAGTTTTGGGTGCTGTGTATGCCTTGGGTGCTGATAACGCCCAATTTCCCCAAATGTCTAGCAACTCAACCGAGTGACGCAAAAACTTGCCGCAACCGAAAGCGCGAGAAGTGCCACCCAAAACGCGACAATCAAATGACGCATTATAAGCGCAAAGAATAACGCGATAACCAGCCGCCTTGAGATGCTGGATGTGTAAATTGAAAAGGCGTTGACCAACCGCAAAAGTGGTCACTTTGTGGATTGCCTTGCGTTGGCGTCTGGCATACCCCTTAATTTTGTTTATGTAATACGGCTTTTCCTTGCAGATAACGTCAAGGAAATTGAGGTCAGCCGAGCCGAGAACATTACCGCGCTTGTCGATAGTCGTCCAACCAAAATCAAAAACCAAACCATTGCGAAATGATGTTTCAGTGTCCATGACAACATAAGCATTTTTTTGAATAGTCATTGTAAACCCTTTTTTCTGTTACCCTATTAATATAGGTATTCAAGCCCTATATTTCAACCCCTCAATGCGCTTTTTTTGTATTTTTTTCGCTTTTTCCTAAAAGTGTGACATATTTGCAACGGATTTTGCGAGTAAAATCAATGACTTACGGGCGGGCCGCCGGTGCTGATAGGGTAAGCTAAGTGTTTGATTTCATTGAGTTTTTGCATTTGACCGGCGCCGATCCTGATTTTGTCAATAAAAAAAGGGGCTTACGCCCCTTTTTTATAAGAGTTTTGTAATCATCTCGACAACCTTGGATCTTCCCTCATCCTTATTCATCATATCAATAATCAGCCAGTCATCTAGGTCAAACATTGCTTCTTTTTTCTCAGTGATAGCGTCAAACTTTGCTAATGATTTTGGGTCATTAGCTGAATATTTCCAATACCGCAATGGGTCATCAATGCGGCGAGTTAGCAATTCGCGTTGCTTGGTTTCATCAACTGATAACCAAATCTTGATAATCTCAATTTGTTGGTCATGTTCCCAATCATTAACATCTCGCATAAAATTGTGATATTGACGATCAGAACACCAACCCATAACTGGCTGAAGCAAAGCGCGAGAATACCAAGAGCGATCATATATCACCATTTCGCCTTGCTTTGGCAATAGCTTTTTCCATTCTGGCAACCATGATTTCATCATGCGCTTGCTAGGCATAAATGAGGGTTGCACCCGATACGCATATGGTGGCATATATCGCGTCAATTCCCGAACAGTGCCAGATTTACCAGCACCATCGCGACCCTCAAGTACAACCGCAACGCGGCGACCGTTTTTGTGGATATTCTCGGCAAGCTCATTTAGCCGAATAAAATTTTGTAATCTCTCGGACATTAGAAACCTCCATTGATTAGCAGATAGAGTGCGCCACCCCAAATGATGGTATCAGTGGCAACCGAATAGGCAAGATAAAGCCCAACTAAAAATTTGCTGATTTTCTTTTTCATGGCATCAACCCCACAAGTGCGGTGGCAAGAACCGCTGTATTGACAAAAAGCAATGGCTTGTCGTCACGAGCAATCGCATGGACAATCCAGCAACACGCACCAGCAAAACCAATCATGATTGCAGTATGTGTTGGCAATCCAAGTGATAGCGAAGCCATTTGACCGATAACTAAAAATGAACCAATCCATCCAAACATTTCAAAATCTCCTTTATTCTAATATGGGGATTGAACCCCTAAATGTCAAGGGTTCATGCAACTTTTTTTTCGATTTTTTCTGGATGAATAACCGCAATTCCAATCTTGCGAAGTGCAGTGCGAACCGAAGCCGCATCATCAAACATAACCTTTGAGGCTTTTTGAAATTGCTTGAGTGATAAAAACGATTTTAACTGTTTCGCTTTTAATTCACCATCTGGCGTTTGATTGCCATCTGGACGACTAATAATCTTGTGTGGATTAATTCCAGAATCCATCAAAAATTCAAAGTCTGCATCACTCATATTTCTAGCAGTGCAAACCATAACATAATCGCCAGCTTTTTGACGTCTACGAACTTGAGTTGCTAAAGGTAAGACCTTATCACCAAAAATCTTTTCAGGTGTGGAATTTTCAATCCAAGCTGGCAGATTTAATGTGCCATCTGGAAGTGTAGCTTGACGATGCGAGCTATCGATGATGGTTCCGTCTAAGTCGAAGATTGTGATATTTTTGATAGTCATTCTTTCATTCCTTTATTGTTTCTTTCTATATATTATATATAAGCATTCTGACCCTAAAAGTCAAGGGGCAGAGAGAAAAAAAATGAAAATAATATCCAATCATTTCAATAGGTTAGAATTTTTTTTGAATTAATTTATTGAATAAAATCAATGACTTAGGGGCGGCCCCGGCTTGCATTACGTGTGCTAAGTCGTTGTAATCATTGGATTTTCCTGGCTGGCCGGCGCCGATTCGCCGTAAGTCGTTGTTTTTAAAAAGAAAATCGGGGTCTATGCCCCGAAGATCTCGTCAAACGATTGGCCTAAGCCATCGGCAATTTCTTTTTCCATTGCCGCTATTTCCTCAGTGGTCATTTCCTGAGTCATAGCATCCATTTCTTTTTCGATTGCGTCTAAATCAAAATCCATAATTAAAATCCTCGCATGATTAGTTGTGTTGCCACGATGGTAAACCAACAAGTGATAGAACCCGTGATGATTGCGCCTATCTTGTTGTCCTTAATATTTCTCCAAAACTGTTTCATCCTAGTAACTCCTATAGTCAATGTATTTGAAGATTGCGCCTAGTGTTGACCATGTAACAGTGAACACGCCAACAAAGAAAACGCCTAGCATAATCCAAAACCCAAATTCTTGATGAGGGATAACAGTTAAGCTATAGCCGCTCATGAGTGATAGAATGATGCCAACAATAGTCAAAGCAATAAAGATAATCATCATTTTAAGTGCGCCTTGGCGGTGATTAATAAACATAGTCTTAAGCCTCCGTTAAATCATATTTGAAGCATGATGCTTGGATGCGATCATAGCGTGAAGAATAAGTTTCCATAACCATTTCAACCGCACGTTCGCAAGCGGCCATTGATTCCATTTCCTTATCAAACTGGATAACGTCAGCGGCAGTGCCACCTGCATTAGCTAAGAAAACTGCGAGAACAATCTTGGTAATCATTTGGTATCTCCTTATTAACCTTATATATAGAATATAGTGTTTCAATGGGTCAAAGTCAAGGGGTAGGCCATAAAAAAATGCATTTTATTGTGTCAAACGTTTGACAGCTATATGTAGTAGTAGGGCGGTTATAAAGACTATATGTTGTGCCGCCGACTTACTTACCTCCACAGAGCCTCGACCAGGGAATTTTCGAAAAAAGAGGTCAGTTCTTGACATCCCTTAAAGGGAGTAGTATTATAGACTTAATTTCTAATTCGTAGGTTTCAGCGAATCTTAAAATTTTTTATGAGGAAAAAATGGAAAAATACAAATACGGACCTTTGGTCTATAATACAACACATCCTGATGACGACGATTCAGGTAATTTTTATTGGAGTGGTTTAGTTCCAGTAGGCTATGATGAAAAAGGTATTCCAATTGATGAAAGAGGATATCAGTGTTTAGATATTTCTTCTCCCTTACATCCTAGTCACGCACCACAACAAACAGATTATAATGAAGTTTTAGAAGCTGTTCTACCGAAAGCTACTATTGTTAAAGAATGGTTCACAGATAATTTCTTAGAAGTCTCAGATTGGCAAGTTTGTTACTACTGCTTGCGTTGGTATAATTTTCAAGATGTTAAATCAATGACATATCTTAAAATTGTTTCCGAATGTAAATCAATTGAGGAAGTGATTGAACGTGCATGGCCCGACGTACAGAAATCATAAACTATCTCGCAGATAGACTCTCGACTATTAGCACTAGCAACGGCTTCCTCACTAATGTGAGTGCCGTACATCGACCATACAAATATCTTGACGATATCAACGATTTTCCTACTATCACTCTTGGAGGAACACCCAAGGAAGATTTAGTTGAGATTGGTGATGGACAAATTATTCGTGCGATGAGACAATCAATTAGAGCATATGTAATGAGTGATGATGATTCCCTTGAAGATTCTGAAAATCTTGCACATGATATTGAAACGGTAGTAGAGTCTTTTGCTAAGAACGCAGCAAACCTTTCAGTGCATTCAGCTCAAGTAATGGAGATTTCGACTGATGAAGGACTCTTTTCTCCTTATGGTATAGCTGATGTAGGCGTGGAGATTACATATGAGGAATAATCATGGCTAGTAGACGCACAGATATTTTAGACGCACTTAAAACGCATCTAGGGCAAATCAACTCCGTTGATTCTAACAACGTATATTCTTCATATCGCTGGATTGACGAACTAAACGACTATCCAGCGATTACTTTTGTGGCACGATCAGAACAGCGACTTCATCGTGGTGATGCACGTAAATTAGCATTGATTATCATTTCTCTTCGTGCATATGTGTTCAACGGTGATGGAGCAATGGCAGAGGTGGAACAGCTAGTCCGTGATGTGGAAACGCAGGTGGAAACCTTTACTGCGGAGAATCGAGATCTATTCGTAGAATCGGCTCTAGTAGCTTCAGTTCGTACTGATGAGGGACTCATGCACCCGTATGGAGTAGGTGACTTAGATATTAACATAACTTATGATGTGGAGATAACAACATGACAAAAACTGGAAATAATGTGGTGACAACATCTGTTGATGCGCTAAACCGCAGCTTAGAGGCTCCGCCTCTTGACCCGGTAGTGCTTGCGCTCGCTAACGATTACTTATCCGGTAAAGGCGTAGTGGAGATTGCTGATGAGTATGGAATCACAGAAGACCGTGTGACAGCAGTGATTGAAAAGAAGGAGGTGAAGAACTATATAGATTCAGTCTTCGCCACGCAAGGATATCTCAATCGTATCAAGCGCATCAACCTCATCAACCAGGTGATAGACCAAAAGATACAAGAGGCAGTAGAAACAGGCATCTACTCGAAGAAGGACCTCTTAGACTGGATGAAGCATCTACAAGAAGTGGAAAAAGATCTCAAGCCTAAAACACAAGGTCCAGCTGTCGCAGTGCAGATCAACAACTATGACAAGCTTATGCGGGATTTGATGGAATGACGGGTGGGGCACTATGGAGACGATACCTTCGTTATTCACAAGATATGACAGGTACTGGTGATTATATCAATGATCCGACTGAGGATTGGGACTGCGCTCCACCAAGTGACGATGGGTGGATTGAGGAATATATCAAACAGCATGTGGATAACGAAATCAATCGCATGAGCTGGGCCGAGAGACAAAAAAAATCGCAAGCGCTTCGCGCAAAGTTAGGATGAGGCTGGCCGCAGGCCCGCGCAAGGAGAGAAGATGTCAAAACAACCAAGAGATGATGGTAATGATCCAATTCCCGTATTAGGTTTTAAACAAGGTAGAGGACAGATTGTACCCTTTACCTCCGCTACTTCAAACACTTCAGCGGAGATCTCAGATTCTGTACGTGTAGTAACTTTATACAGCACTGTGGACGCATTTATCGAAACAGGCAATGCTGGAGATACAGCTAATCAAACAAACTCGCACTTTTTACCCGCTCAAATTCCCTATGATATTTCACTAGGACCAGAGACTGAAGCACGAAATAATTTTAGACGTGTGCTGGTAATTGGAGCAACAACTAATGGAGTTTTATATTTAAGCGAGCGTAATTAATGGGTACAACGCGTCTTCGTTTAGGTTTATCAATCACTGCAATTCGTCGAGTATTCAATCTTGACGTAGACGCTGATTTTCTGTTAACTCAGGGACTAGATTTTATCACTCATCAAGATGGTAGACCCATTCTAGCCGAACAGAGTCAGTTTGATACAGGTGAAGTTGAACAAATTCTGTTCTCCGCACTACAAACACAGGATCGCGAGTTCTTAACCACTGAATCTGGTGACCTGCTCATTGCAGAAAACTTTATTGCCTTTGTGCCAGGCATTCTACTCACGCAGATTGAAGACCGTCTCATCACTCAAGACGGCGACTTTATTATTGAGAACCTACCTTCTAGACCAATTGAGTTACAACAAGGTGGACTGATGCTAACTCAAGGTGATGATCTACTAATTGCGTAGTTTGTTTAAAAATGAGTTTTGACAATCAGCACGTGCCATGTAAAAATGCATGATAGTGTGAGAATTTTAAGGAGAAATAATGGCAAACGTAAAGATTACCGAACTGACCGAACTCGCGGCAGTTGATATAGCCACTAATGATGTTTTACCAATTGTTGATTTAGGCGCTGATTCAACTAAAAAAGTAAGCATTGCATCATTAACCACTGAAATTGCTGACCCCGTTGAAGCGCGTCGTGCTGATAATACGTTTTTTGTTTACAATACCACTGGCGGGCATACTAATGTTGTCATTACTACTGCAAACGTAGAACCTTCTTCTAATAACACTCAGTCGTTAGGTGCTCCTGATAAAGTGTGGAAAGAGATTTACATCGGCCCTGGTTCAATCAATCTAGGTGCTGTTACTATTAAACCACACTCTGAAGAAGGCATTCAGATTATTGGTTCATCGGGCGAATCAGCTAATATCTTTACCACAGCTGTCGGAGGCGTAGGCAACGTTGCTCAACAGTTTATTGATGTAGACTCCCGTTTATCTACTAACGCTACCGCATTCACCAATGAAGATACTGCTTTACAGTCTCGTTTAACAACTAACGTCACTGCATTCACCAACGAGGATACAGCACTGCAGGCTCGTATCACTGCTAATGCTAATTTACTGCAAGACAATGTTAATACTGTTTCAGGTAATGCAGCAGCTGTAGAAACACGAGTTGATGCAAATCTTGATATAGTCTCAGCTAATGCAACAGCTATTGAGACTCGTCGAGTTGCGAACATTGCAGGTGCGATTTCTACAGTTCTTACTGGAGACTTAACTGTTTCACGAGCGCTTGCTTCTGATGGTTCAGGTAAGATCTCAGTTGCTACTACAACTCTTGCAGAGTTGAATCATGTAAACGGTGTCACATCTGCCATTCAAACACAGCTTGATGCAGTAGAAGCAAGGCGCGCTGCTAATAATATTACCACTACATTTACTGATGATGTGATTGTCACAGGCAACCTAACTGTCAATGGCACAACTACCACTATCAATACTACTAATTTAGATGTTGATGATACAATGTTAATGTTGTCTAATGGAACTACTGGAAGCCCATCTAATGATATTGGTATATTATTTAATCGTGGAAATCAAGGTAATGCCGCGTTTTTCTATGATGAGTCAGCTAAAACATTTAAACTCAGTGATACAAAAGATCCTAGCTCTAATACAGCACTCTCCCCTGTTACAGCAGCGAATTTAAGTGTAGGTATCATTGACGCTAGTGGTGATTTAACAGTAGCTGGCGACGGTGCTTTTACAGGAAAACAAGTAGATATCGATGGCAACTTAATAATTGGAACAAACTCGTCAAACACCGTAACGATTACAGGTTCAATTGATTTAGGCGCACTAAGTTAAAATATATTGACCATGTAGGTTATTTATGTTAGAAAGGTAATTATGAGTACAAAAGTTTCAAAATTTATGGGCGGTCTTGGAATCGACGCTACTAATAAATTCGAAGTACAGTCTAATGCGACCGTAACATTAGGTGATGGTACGTCTACTGGTAATCTTATTGTGGGCGGTCAAACTGACATGGGAGGCTTCACTGCTAATGGACAGGCTATATTTGGCAGTCTTGAAGGCACTAATCTAAGAAATAGAATTGTTTATTATGCGCCGTTTGATCAAATGTACCAACAAATTGGTGATGGCACATTTAATACTGGTGGAACTCTAAACTTTTCTCGATATTTATCAGCAGATAATGTTGCTGTGGCAATGAATACAACTACCTATAGCATGGAGGTTACAGGAAATCTTTCAGTAGGCACCAATGAATCAAATACTGTAGCAGTCACAGGAGACATAAGCACTACGAGAGATATAATTATATCAAATTCAATACACACTACAAAAGATATCTTTGTAAGCGGAGACGTAACTGTCGGAACTCATTCAGATAATACATTTACAGTTACAGGCATTTTTGACCTGGGGGCATTAAGTTAAGGAGCAACTATGAGCACACAACTACAACTAAGAAGAGGAACAACTGCACAAAACAATTCGTTTACTGGTGCTGTCGGCGAACTCTCAATTGATACAGATACCGAAAATATTAGAATCCATGATGGTTCTACCGCTGGTGGTGCCGAGATTATTCCGGCAGGTACGATTGTTGCATATGGTGGTGCATCTGCTCCTACTGGTTGGCATCTGTGCGATGACACTGCTCTAAATCGCGTTACTTATGCTCGTTTATTTGCTGTAATCGGTGAAACATATGGTAACGGTGATGGCTCAAGCACTTTTAATGTTCCAGATCTTCGTGACCGTGTTCCTCTTGGTAAGGGTACAAATAATAGCACTTTAGGTACAGCTACAACCGGAGCAGCTGCATCATCTGTGATGGCCTCTGCTACAAAATCTGGAGTTCAAACTGGAGCGTCAACTACAGGATCTGATGGTGACGGTGACTTGACTCCTACAACATCAGATTTTGCCTCATCTGCAAAAGACTCAGCATTAGGACAAGCCATTACAGCAATAACACAAGCTGCTCATACTCACACCATTCCAGCATTAACCGTTGATGACTTTACGGTAAATACAACCTTGCCTAACCAAGTTGTAAATTATATAATCAAACTGTAATACTAAATCGGAGGGGAAATTGATTTATTATTCAGTGCGATATAAAAAAGCTGGATCATTGTTTTGGCGAAAAATAAAAAATGTGACTACAGATGGGATTACCGAAGGCGCGCAATCCCGTTTTTTCATTTTAAAAGATAAAACAAGAATAGAATTGCCCGTTTCTTGTCATTTTATATTTGGTAGTGAACGAGCTGATTTAATAGAATATCTAAGACGTGAGGAAAAAAATAAAATTAATAATCCAATCGCTCACGCGGAGTAACAATGGCTGATAATACCAGAGAACTCGATCAAATACAAACT